TCGCCGACCTCTTTGCCGACCACAAGGTACTTGCACTCTATGGCCTTGACGGCGTCATGACTCTCCTCCGTGTAATTGTTCATGGTAAACGTCCAACAGCGAGCTCTGGACATGTTTGCACAATTGCACTCTAGGTCTGGGGTAATAATACGCCCAGACCTAGAGTGCAGTTTGACTTTCTAATAAATTTGAATTCAATTTTTTTTGAAAAATTTTAATTCATGTCACTCATCCTTGGCCCTTCGTGCTAGTGATCGCGGCGCTGGCGCGCCGCTCTCACAAGGCCCTCGTGCCGAGAAAAAGAACACCTCCTAGCGCTCAGAGTAAAGTTCGCTCAGAGTAATGCTCGTGAGATGTACGTACTCGGCTCCGCCTCGTGGGGCGGCCTCCGGCCGCCTGTCTATTGAACCTTGCGGGTCATGAAATTCACATGGGTGGTCAAGCGACCACCCATGGTCTGAGGTTGGTCCTCAATCGGCGCGCCATCAACGCGCCTAATCAACAGCTGCATTCCATAATGCAGCACTGAAGTTTCATCAGCTGGCAGCGAAGCTGGGTCAGTTGACATCCATGGGGGTGCTCCCATGGAGCTCACGGAAGTTCCGTGACTCTTTGTCAGTGGTCCAGTGTACTTGACCACTCGAGGCTTGGGTGTGTTCCACACTTGCCTCTTGCTTGGCATGAGTCGAACGCTCTTGCGTTGCGACTGATTGAGATAGCTCTCAATCTCATCGTGGGTCTTGGTCTCCAATGCCGATTGCTCTTCTGCGTAGTTCACCGGGACGATGAACATCTCGTAGTTTGGCACGGCTTGAGACACGTCATCGTTTGCGTTGTACTTCAGCACAGCAGTCTGGTTCTGGCTGAAGTACGGTGTGAAGGTCTGTGAGAAGCTCGTGATCTTGTACTCGCTGAACAAAGCCTTGAACTCCTCGAAGTCGGGCAGCTTGTTGAAAGCTGTGTTGCACTTGATGACCACAAACCGGTTGTCTGTGTTCATGTAGAGTCCGTTGGCGTTGTCTGGATAAACGCTCCCAAAAGCCATAGGGAAAGAATACTCACGCATGAAGCGATAAGTGTTTGGGCGCGAGACGGGCCTCGTACGCACGAGCGCTCCCTTGCGGCGTCGCTTAATTCCGGTCTTCCTCTTGGGCTTTCGCACTGAACTGCTTGCGCTCCTGGTTCGCTTTGCCATGTGTGCTCAATCGTTTTCGTTAACGATTACTAATAAGTCAAGCTTATATAGTTTTAATTCAAAAATTTCGAATTTGAATTCGGCGCTGCAATGGTTCTAGCAGGCCTGTGCGATCACTTCCAAAGCACTCTTCCATCGTGTAGTTGGAAGTAATGATGATCTTGGTCGGGCGTAGGCATACAGTCGATCCTTTGGTCTCTGCTGCAAATGGATGATGGTCACACCACTCCTTCAGCATCTGGTTCAATGCTGGTACCACATCGGGGTTCCACTCCTCAATGATAACACATGGTTGGTCCACGTATCCGTCCCACCATTTGTTCTTGTTCTTCACGTAGTACACTGGGTTCTCCTCCCTTGCGGTCCGAGACTTCCCGGTTCCTGATGCTCCATAGAACCACCAGAAATCCAGCGTGTCGATTGCAGCTGGCTGCTGCTGGTATTCCGCTCTGATCCGCTTGATTGTGCCAAACAAGCGCATGCGGATATCTGCGTCGATCTCTTCTATGTCTCCGCTCTTGGCCTGTTCCCAAGCGCGCTCATAACGTTTGATCTCAGTCGCGCCCTTCTCCTTGGCGGTAAGCGGGCGCTCCCCCTTCTCAAAGAAATCTTCCTCCTTGCTGCAGTACTCGTAGTTCTGCAGCGAGTTGCCCTTTGCTTTCTCCAAATGGCAATGCTGGGGCATATGGTTCTGAACAGCTGACATGGTCTTCGCTGAAGCGAAGGTTATGTAGCCTTGCAGATGCGGTGTGCCATTCTCGCCGACCTCTTTGCCGACCACAAGGTACTTGCACTCTATGGCCTTGACGGCGTCATGACTCTCCTCCGTGTAATTGTTCATGGTAAACGTCCAACAGCGAGCTCTGGACATGTTTGCAC